CCACGTTCCCATGCCTGCCGCCGATCCCGCAGTACCGCTGCGAGCGGTCGTAAGAAACAGACCGTTGACGGCGGTTTGGGAAGTCGAATCATCGTCCAGACTGCCAGCAGTAGCAGACGAATAGAGGGTCGCGTCAGCAGCAGCGGACGCCAGCACGTTAAGAGTGCAAACACCCGTAAGCTGGACCCAACCATATTCACCGGAACTAATCGCGGCTGGAGAGACCCCGACGATGTGGCCGTCATCGATGAGCGCCTTCGTGCAGGGCACTCCCGAAAACGCCTCGGTCACCGTTACAACGTCATACTGTGCGACGGCCGAGCCGGCTGTGATGTAAAGCCACGTCGAATTGTCGGTGCCGAGCATCCGCGTTCCGATGGCCTGGGATGGGGTAGATTCCGTCCCGCCATCAAAATCGATGCCGACCGCCGATTGGGTGGTATAGGCCATTTAGTCCTCCTACGCCTGGATGACGCCCTGACGAGCGCGGTTCGAGACGGTCATATTCCCCGCCCATGCCACCGGCATCACCAAAGCGTCCTGGTTGACAGAAGCCTTCTCGCCGAGAGGCACAAACTCACGGCCCTGTGCATAACGCAGGAACAGGTAATCCGTGTTGAGCATGTACATCTTGTTCGAGGGGCATTGATCGTCGTAGTACACTGGGGCGTCCATGAACATGAGGTTCATAAAGCCCGCCGACGCCGACTCGTCAGAGGTAAACCGCTGGTTCGTCTGAAGCGAAGACCAGTAGAAACCAAAATAATTGGTATCTCCGACGATCACGTCAGGACGATCCGCGCCACGAATGCAGGCGAGCCAAAGAGTGTTCATGGCCGTCTGAATCGTGGTAGCGGAAGCAGTTATGCCTTCTGTCGAGAAGTCATAGACCTGATTGGCCCAGAAGGTATAGGTGCCGGAATTGATGCCGCCAACCGTGTTGCCCACGGTCCCCGGAACGATCAATTGCAGGCCACCAAGCTCCTTGGAATCAGTGCCGGTGCCATCCGCGTAAAGCGCAGTCGCCATGTCATTCTTGAGCGACTTTTCGAGATTGCGAATACGGCTTTTGAGAAGATTGAAAATCTGCTCGGGGCCGCTGTTCTCGACCTGCTCAAGACCTGAGATAACGACATTACCCGCCAACTGCTTGTAGTTGAACTCGGCGGCGGTGAAGACGTTCGACGTGCTTGTGTCCAAGACCTCATAACCCGAATACCACTTGGTGGTCGAGTTGGCCGCGTACTCAAGCTCCTGAACGATGGTGCGACCCGTCGCGGGAGACTTGTTCCCGTTCTGGTCTATGTGGCGCAACAACGCATTGTTGTTGGTCACGTTGTCGGCCATCGTCTTGGAATAACCGGCGAGCGTCGTGGTCACGATCTCCGTATATGTAGAGTTCGGAGAAGTAGCCATATTGGCTTGCTCCCATCTGGAGCAACAACGCTAACTCGCTGTGGCCTCGCCAATCCTCGCGCGTAAAATTGAGTCGAGATCGGTCTCCTTTACGGAACCACTAGGTGGAATTCCGCTGGTATGCCCCGGCGCGGCCTTTTTCGCCTTGTCGACAGCCGCCTTGCGGCGACCTTCTTCCTGGGCGGCGACCGCCTTGCGTTCCGCCTGGATGGTTTGCTTGTACAAATCATTGTCCAGACGTACCGCCATGTCATAGGCAACCTGGAGGTCCGTGGTCTCTCCCGAATTTACCAAGCGCCCCATGCGTTCGCGGACAGCTTCAAAATGCGGGTGCTTGAGATTGCCGTTAGTGTCGGTTTCGGTGGCAAAAGTCTCAACCTGACCCGAAATCTGTTGATGTTCACGATCCAGTTGCGCTTGTTTGAAGTGTTGGATTTCGGCGTTCTGCGAGTTTAGCTGCTGTTGCAGTTGCTGAAATTGCGGATCAGGATCATCTGACCAATCCGCACCCGAATCGTTCGACAAGTCGATCCCGTAGTGCTGGGCGAGTTGTTGAATGGCTGCTTGAGGGTTGTACCTGAGCGCGTGGTCATAGCTCATAAGGCGCGAGACGTACTCGGCCTCTGATATGCCATGCGATTTCATCTGCTCGGCGTAAGGCGCAAGCACACCCTCGATGCCTTCAAATTTACGTCGCTGCTCTGCAAGATCAGTTGTCTTACGAGTGAACGCCGCATCGCGCTCCTTTTCCCTCTGGAGCATAAAGTTCTGCTGCTCCTCGGGGAGTTCGGCAAACGCCTCGCGGTGTTCAGCGGGCCATGTTTTGGGCGCAGACAGTGCATCGGGCTCTGGCTCCTCTTGGGATTCTAGAATATCCCCTTCAGGAGTGGCCTCTGCGTCAACGTCCTCTTGTTGGCCCTCGGCGGTTCCATCCGATGGGTCGGTATCGACTTCGACTTCTTCCGCGCTGGTGGTCTCCCCGGCGATTGTCTTGGGGTTGATCGGAGTGGGTCCACTTTCGCCGGGCGTGAACTCTCCATTGATAACGCTCTCCAGAACACCATCAAGCGTGATGGCTTCTGATGACGATTCTGATCCTGACGCTGGCCCCGATTCCGGGGTGCTGGTCTCAGCTTCGGCCATTGGTTACCTTATCCCAGTTATCTGGCCGGGTACTCCCCGACCAATCGTTTCCGATCTGGCGCACGTTATGTCGTTTTTCGTGTTCGCGCAATTGATGTCTACTTCCAATCAAACTGCCATCAATCGGACTCAAAAAAGAATCAATCTCGTGAATGATCGTCAATCCACTGCGAAAGGGTTTATCCGCAGCATTTGACAGACCTCGCCTCGACGCTCGGGGCGACCATTTTATCTGTTGGTAGTTCGTTCTATATGTCACGGTTTCGCTCTGCCATCCGCAACTCGGCGTCGAGCATCGCCAAATCTTCCTTCGACCGCACTCGTTCGCTCGATGCGCGGCTTTCCTCTTGGATCTTGGCGGCTTCGGTGCGTTCACGCGATGCAATATCGGTGAGCTTGCCCTCTTGCTTCAGCTTCTCGCGCTCCAGCTCGGCCATGATTTTCTGTTGCTGGACTTGTTCTTCCGGCGAGGGCTGCGGCGGTTGCTGGCGCAGCGCCTGAAGCTGTTGCATGACGTCGCTTTCAGTCTGATCAAGCACGTCCTCGAAATTGCGCCCGATTTTCCATGCGCCGGCAACAAACTTCAATATCTCGAACGCAATCGGCGTGATTTCTGGAGCTGCCTGGGTCGCCTCGACGGCTTTGATTAGATACCCGCCAAGCACGTTGGCGAACTCGACCCGCGTGCGCTTTACTTCTTCCTCGTCGGCGAAAACGGTACTGTCGGTTTCAACGTCGATCTGATACTGGCGCAATTTATCGTTGCGCATGATCTCGATCATCTCGTCCGTCACTTCGATGCCGGTCATGCGCTCCAGAATTTCCGGCTCGTAGTTCTCCGCGATCAGTTCTGCCTTTATGCGGAACAAATCACGAATGTATTTTTGAATATCGTCCTGGCGACGACGCAGCCGCATTGATCCGTACTGCGCCTTGAGTTGCTGCGCGGTCGCGGTCTCCGATGCCCTGGTGCCCCCGCCTCGGATGATGTCCGAGATCCCGGTGACATCGTAGATAACTTGCAGAACCTGCCCGCGCTGGGTGTACAGACCGGCCAAAACCGCCGAGACGACGGATATATCTTCCGTCTGGAACGCTCCTGCCAGTCCACCTTTTTGCGCAAGAGTGGCGAAATTCTCCGATGGCACGAAATCATTGTCGCCAGCGGTCGCGAGGTGAGCCAGTTCTGGAACCGATGCGTCGTAAACGCCGCGACGTTTCAACCCCTCGATCAGATATGTGATCCGGCTGGTAACGCGGTCCAACTCGTCGGCCTGATCCTGATAGAGCGTGAATTCCGGCACGGGAACCGAGGTATTGTTGGTCCGCACCGCGATCAAAGGCGTTGGCGTGGGGAAAAATCCCTCCAACTCATACGGATCATCATCTTGAGCCAGAACGTCCTTGTATCCAGTAGCGACGAAAAGGCGCTTCCGGGTGACCTTGCACCAGATTTCCCAGACCTCGGCGCGGTTGTAGATCTCCGCGAAATCGGCGTCGTCTTCCGAATCCGGCATCCAGTTAAGTGGAATTTCGTAAGCGTCCTTGAATCCGCGTCCGACCAGATCGTCACGGGTGTAAAGGTGCCGGCGGGCTCTCCAGGTCACATCCTCCGGGCGTCGGCTCGGGCTCTCCCGGTAGTCCTGCCAGTGAACATACTCGAACCGACAACGCTGATCGCCAAGCCGCTCGATTTCTTCTTCTTCCTTGATGGAAGTATCGTCGCCCTTGATCTCGATCTTGATTTTTTCCTTGACGATGATGGGCTCGTAGACCACCCACACAACGCCGCGACCGGGCAACAGATAATCCTCCAGCGCCGAGGCGATAGGTCTGCTGGAATCATAAATATCGAGATCGTAGGAAATCGCCCGCTCAAGCAAAATAGCGACCTGACGCGCTGCCGGATTGGGATCGGGGAAACGCCGGCGAACGTCGGGTTGGGCCATGCGCGCGAAAAGCGCGCCCTTCAGGGTTTCCGTGTTCGCCCATAGAATGTTGTAGCGACTGTTCATCGATCCGATAATGGCCGAAGATGCGCCGCGCTCGTCACGATACCGCTCCACAACGCGCATCCCGCGATCACGCCAATCGCGCTCGAACTGGTCCGCCTTTTCCAGTTCGTTTTGCCAGAAAAGCGCCGGGCCTAGGAGTTTTTCCTGTTCCTGCCGTGTTTCGTTTTCAGCCATTGGCTATGCTCGCCCCGTCGATCTTGCCTCGGGCGGAAATACCGAGGTCGTGCATTGCGTCCGTATTTCCCGTTCGCAGCGGGTGCCACCATTCCAGGTCATCGCCACGGGCCAGTTGCGCATAGGCGCAGCTTTCTGGAAGCCAATCGATCTGACGCACGATTTCAGGCGTCAGCTTGACACAAGCCGCGACCCGCTTATGCCGGTTTTCGTAGTCGGTGCATCGAATGGTCTGACGGTCCAGCAACGAACAGGCAAGGTCCGCGTAGACCAAAGCCCCGGTTTGCGTGTCGCGGAACTTCACCATGCAGCACTTACCGCATCCATCGCACAACGATTCCCATTCCTTCTGGGTCATCTCCTCCAGCGTTTTGGTTTTCCAAAACGGTTGATTCATTCAAACGTCGCCCCCTAAAAAGCGGGCATTTGATTCATCATGGCCTGCTCGGCGGCTTGTATCCCCAACGACCCGCCGCCCGGCATTGGTTGGGCTCCCGCCCCAGGCATGGCGGGGGGTAAAACCATGCCTGCGTTTCCCGCTCCGGGAGGCAAAGATGGATACGGGTTCAACTCAGCAATACCGGGCGGCATCGTTGCCACCATCATGGGTGCTGGTCCGGGCATCAATGGTGGCGGTGCAACAGAGGGTAACGGAATTTTTTCGACGGTCTTACGTTTCACCGGAACACCGGAGTAGTCCTGCGGCGTCTCGGTTGTTTCGATGGTGACCTTTGCCATCAAGGCATTCGCCATCGCCGGGGCATCGCTTTCGGCGAATGTGTAGTCGGCGACTTCATAATCAATAGCCATCAGATTCGTGGCTCCGCATGATTGCGCTGATCAAATTCGTGCATTTCCCAAAGATCGTCAAGAGTCGGTTTCTTCAACATCTCCTCCTGCCAATCCGTTTCGGGCTCTTTGGGCTTCAGATTACGGTACGCCATAGCCAAATATCTGAACGCATCGGCGGCGTGCGATGCCCAGTTATGCAGCGGAGTCTTGCGGAATACGCGCTTGGTGTCATCCCATTCGCGCTGATAGGACCGCAGCGCGTTCAAGCCCTGCTCGCAATTCAGTTCGTCAAAATAGCAGTGCTGAAGCAGAAGCCGTCCGGCGTTGATCCCATCTGCAATTTTGTGATTTGGCACGATTCGGGGACGCCGCCCCATGTTCACCAGCGTTTCGGCGCGGGTTCTGCCGGTGCCAAGTTCACGCACCCTGGCGTCATGGGGGAGCCAGTCGTCGCCGTACCAGTAGCCTTTTTCTTCCATGATTTTGACGTAATGGCCCAGCGGCACGTTATTGTGTTCGTAATAGTCGATGATCCGCACCTCGCCCAAGGTGACCTGGAAGAACCACAGAACGCAGCTATCCGAGATGCCAAGATCCCAGGCGACATGAACCGGAATTGCCGGGTCATGCTCGACGCGGCAGATCCGGCCCTCTTTTTCCGCATCGTCGATGACGCCGCCGTAATAGCTGCCCTTGATCGCAGCGGTCCACGAGCATTCAAATTCCTGTAGAAATTCGTCGTCGCCCATTTCTCGCTTCGCCGCTGCCAGTTCTGCCGGGTCCAGAACCTTGGTTTCCGACGCGCGATAAATGGCGCGATGCCATTCGGGATCGTCGGCGACATCCTCGTACAGTCGCCAGAAATGGTTGCGTCCCTTGGGGGTGCCGATGAATATGGCCGCGCCCTTGCGGTCCACCAAAGCGGGACGAATTATCTCTGACCAGACGCGGGGGCTCATGTCGGCATATTCGTCTAGGACGCACATATCGAGATAAATGCCGCGCAAGGCGTCCGGGTCGTCGCCCGCGCCAGCCAGCCGGATGCGGCTTCCGTTCAAAAGATCGACCCGTAATTCCGACTGATTGATCTTGGTTCCGGGGATGTCGCGCGCGTAGTAACAAAGATAATCCCAGGCGACCTGCTTGGCCTGCCGGTAATAGGGCGCTAGATACATGAATCGCCCGTCACTGCGCTCGGTCTTGATTTCCAGGGCTTGCCGCAGCAATTCGGTGACGGCGTAAACCGACTTGCCCCATCGGCGATGACTTACGCAAATCTTGAAACGCGCAGCATTACGATGAAGCGCAAGCTGCTGGGGCCGTGGCGTATA